GAATAAAAGCGTTCCTAAAGGAACAAGGACAGGCTAACACGCAACAGATACTGGAGCACATAAACACAGTGATGAGGCACGGGACGACCCCTCAGCAACTGGGGAACGTCCTTTCCAAGGACAAGGACATCATGAAGGTGGACATCACAAAGCGCAGAGGCACTACCAGTGCTAGTTATCACATATGCGTGTGGGCGCTCGCGCCCGAGTACCCGCAGGCGCCCGCGCCTGTGCCCGTAGAGTGATACTGTGCCCCCGCACACCTGTGCAGATTGCAACAAACCATTACACTCAGCGAACACTGCGAGACGGGTCTCTCAGTCGACGCGTTGTGGGAAGTGCTATCTCGCTTGGAGAGCGGAAAAAAGGAGGAAGAGGAAACTATGAGACTTGATGATGCTGCTATACTGATAGCCGCTGTCAATACAGCGGAGACCAGAGAGCAAGAGAGATTGCTCTATGATTTTCTAGTGGAGAACAAAGGAGAACTCGAGGAATTCTGTTCCTTGCTCTACGGCCCTGCTGTTATCAAGCCAGAGCATGTGATGAGTGCTCTCCACAGGGGACTAGGCATGTTCCCTGAGGAATTTGAACTGATAGAGGGGACTCCGTTAGTACCAGCGTTGGTATCGGAATCACCGGATGAGTGCGAGGACAGCATGACCATCCCAGAGGCACTTTCCTGTGTCTCTGAACTCAAGACGATGGAAGGTGCGCCTGACATCAGAACCATCTTCGCTAAGATGGATAAGAGGTCAGCAGAGGCCATATGGTGTCGAGCACTCGGAGATAGGCCAGTTTTGCCCCGAAAGAGGCTCCTCAGGGCCATTGCTCACGGTGGAGGTAGATATCCCCCAGAGAGACTCACAAGCGCTCTATCAGTGGAGACTATCTCAGTGGTCCTGCAACGTGCCATTGAGGGTACACTCTCTGACGAGTTCAGGATTCAACCCGGACACCCATTCAGGGCGCCATCCTTCGCGCCTTGGAAGTTCTGGTCAGTACCTTTCCTCAATACCTACTATCAGATTGTGTCAGGGCCGCGCAGGTACGCGCATCAGTACCAAGGCAACATCTTCGTGTATGACGGGATGGGTGAGATAGTGCCGAACGCCCCAGTGGACTTGGCCTACGGAGGAGACTGCGTGGTTTCAGTGACTGAGGAAGGGGAAGTGGTGGAATGGTTGCATTCAGAGGCCAATCCCGATAGATGGGAGATGGATTACAGAGCAAGGGCTGTGGAGCCCTTGAGAATAAGAGATGCTGCACACCTCAGGTCCCTTTCCCAGAATTTGAAGGATGGAGAGGTGCTGAGACTCATAGACGGAGACAAGCCACACATCCATGGCCAGCATCGAGGGGGTTTCGTCCAACCGAAGAGAATCTACGAGATGCCACTGCTCATAACACAAGCCCGGCAGCAGAAGAACGACGATTGGGTGGATTTGCGAATAGAGGCCTTGGATGGCTTCGACCCCATACATGTGGGGTATGCTAACGTCAAGGTGGAAGACATACCTGACAACCCTATACTCACAGAAGCGTGCAGAAGGAGAGTGTGGACGGAACTGGAAGTGCCACTAGTTGGTCTGTTCCATGCCTTGCGTTGCAGGGACCACCGCCTCGAGGGGGCGTATCTCGTTCGCATAGACACAGGTCTGGGGATAACAGACGCTCTCCAGTACGGGGATATCATAGAGAGGGAAGGCAATGGACAGGCACGATGACTTCTTTCTGGCATGGTTGGCGCGAGATGCCCGCTTTCAGGCTAGCATCCACTTCTCCCCGAAGAGGAAACTGGGCTACAAGGTCCATCGTAAGGTCTACACCAGCATGGAGGACGAACCCTTGCTGAATCTATGGCTTGCATCAAAGGGTGTGCACGGAAGAGTGCTGCGTGACAAGAAAGAGATACAGAAGGTGCTCTCAATACTGGCGCCTGTGTGGGATGCTGTGAAGGACAGAGCCAACTTGCAGAAGTTGCTTCTAGTCATGGACGCCCCATCGGCCCGTAAGATGAAACACACTGATATTACTGACCTGATGAGGCAGTTCGAGGAAATAGTATAAGTGCCGATGGTGTATCGGAGGGGTTCCATGTTGACGTTTGATAATTTAATCGGGAGTGATGAGGCGGGCGAGGAAGCCCATCCCATCTCAAAAGTGAAGAAAATGTGCGAAGCACGCAATATACCAGACCTCCTGCTAGTAGGCCCTCCGGGGACTGGGAAGACCTCCACAGCACTAGCAGTGGGTCACTATCTCGACGCTGAGGTCCATGAGTTCAATGCCTCTGATGAGAGGGGCATCGACTTCATACGCAATCGAGTGAAGCAGGTATCTACACAACGTGGCTACAGCGATACGACGATTGTGCTACTAGACGAGGCCGATGGCCTCACAAGACAGGCTCAAGACGCCCTGCGCAGGACGATTGAGACTGGTCACGCTCTATTCATACTCACTGCCAACGAGGAGGCTAACATCATACCCGCGTTGCGCTCGCGCTGCCACACACTACATTTCGCGCCATACGGGACAACCCACGTGCATGCGTTTCTGCAGAAGAACTTCAAGCACCTGTGTAAATCGACATATGGGTGGAACGGCTACAATATCGGCAAGATAGGCAAGGCCTTCAATGGAGACCTTCGCAGTCTCGGTATAGCAGCCCAAACTGTGCAGGATGCCAAAGAACTAGAGAATATGGCCGTGATAAAGGCAGAGATGCTATCCGAAGCCTCTCTCTCTATCGCTGGCGGAGATTGGAAGAGTCTCAGAGAGGAACTCTACTCACTCAATCAACCCGGCAGGAATATGATGACCATACTCAACATGCTGCACGATAGAGTGCGCGACTTAGACATGGAGCCAGATAAGTTCCACCACTACTCCAAGATATGGGGGGACGCTGTCCTTTCGACCCATCAATGGCCTCTGGACAACAGAGGGTTTATTGACTGGTTCGTGGGGTCTCTGTCCCTCCCTACCGGGAGAGAAGAGAGGAAAGAGAGGAGTGAGAATGAGTAGCCTAAAGGAAGAAAAGACAGAGAATGAATTACCAGAAGAAGTATTGGAAAGACTGCGTTGGTATGCTGAGCAGCATAGCATTAGCGAGGATAAGGCCGTAGAGCACTATCTCGCTTACATCGACAAGGAACTCGGAATCGTGAATATCCTAGAGGAGGATGACGATTTCCTAGTGGATGCCGCTGAGACCTTCGTTGTCGAGAGAAGGGTGATGAGCACACCGGGAGGCAATACCACTGAGTTAGTGGGATGCTTCGTGGCTGTCGAACCCAAGATACGAGACAAGAGGGAGAAGGCGAGAGAATACGCAATAGAGTCAGCCAAGGCAGACCTCGGGGAAGCCATAGAGAAGGGCACCGTGGCTCGAGCCTTCGTAGAGAATGGCGTATGGATGCTAGAGAAGGCTGGTGGCATAGTAGCCTCCACTCAAGAGAGGTATGACGAGGAGAACGACCCTTGGTTCCTAGTCAGGGACAGCGGCTTGACACTAGCCATCCTGCAGGACAACCCACAATGGGCTAGGCATGGTGAGCCAATCTCGCCTTATCTGTACAGCAGGACATACCGGTTCTACGGGAACACCCCTGAGGGTTTCGAGGATGACTTGAAACTGTTCAGAATCGACGTGAGTGGCTCCACTCAAGCGAGTGTGTCAGAGGAAGTCATGTTCGGTGAGCCTTGCATCATCAAGGTAAGGCCTCAGCCTGAGAACGTGAACAAGGGCTGGGAAGACATGTGGCGAGGAGCGTCTAACTTCTTCAAACTGCTTAACTACACCAAGGAGTTCGTCGAGGAAGATGATAGGGACTATCTGAAAGGCGACTTGCTGATGAGTGGAATGGACTGCTATGTAGCAGACCTATCCGACCTGATGGACGTGTACCGTTCCGAGTCTGAGACTGTCGAAGGGTTCGATAACCCAATCGGTCCTTTGGTTTGCATCAAGGGAAAGGTCACAGACATCAACCAGACTGGATATGAGAGTGATTATGACCCCACAGGTGTGAACTACACCATGAGAGTCTCATCATTCGCTCTCCAGAGGGAATTTGCGAACAACATGTACCAACAGGAGATATCTGTCAGGGTGCATGGGTTCTTGGGCCAAGACTGCCATGCCTTCGATTACAAGGGCAGGGAAGGTTGGAAGCCCTATGCAGTGAAGTCCACTGTCTACATATTCGGTAGACTGGGACTACGCTCAGTGGAGGACGGTAAGCAGGAGGTACCTACAATCAGGGCCCTAGGAGTGTATGCACCACCAAGACTGGCAATACCTGCCGGTGAGGGTGGTAGCACATCACTAGGTCAGTTTGGGGGTGACCAGTAATGGGAGTTTTCAAGCAAATAGACATAATGCTGCATAACGGATTGGGTGACGAGGCCATTGCTAAGTGGATTCGAGCAAATGCGTTCGATACCAGCATCAGCGAGGACGAGTCCATGATAATGGCCGCCACTTGGAGACACGAATGGGAAACCATAAGAGAAAACCACTACAGGGGGTTCAATTCATGAGCGGTTTCAAGAAATTGAAGGACCAGATAGACCAAGAGGATGCGACAGTCAGTAAGGATTTGCTAAATGAGCCTTTAGAGATGTCTCATAAGAAAGCAAAAAACTACACACCCGAGGAACACAAGAAATACCGAGGTGAGGACTACTTCGCTGAGGAAATCGCCCCAATCACGGGAGAGTTTGGTGGGATAGTGGGGGATGACGGTACCTGTAAAACGGCCATAATCCTCAATAGCATACCTGAGAACGAGGCTTGTGTCATCATAGACTTCGATGGAGGAGGGGCATCTCTCAGAGACGCCTTCTACCAACATAGGAGGGAGGACTTCAAATCAGTGAATCCATGGGTGATGCAGGACGACGCTCGCACTGCTTACGACTACCCTTCCACTCACGACAAGGTGATGGACATAGGCAGGAGGGCCTTGGCATGGGCTCACGACCAACTAGAGCCTGATTACGACGGCCAGAGGCTGAACACGGTCCTAGTGACTGCTGTGGACCTATGGGACTCAGTAGCAATGGCTTGCATGTTCATCGAGGACCTAGGCACAGCCCCTGACGGGATTGGTGCCAAGATAAGCCCCCATGAGAAGGTGGGGATGAGGTTCAACTGGCAGATTCGCAGCACGCGATTCCACCAACTTACGTCCCTATGTCGAGAACTGACCCGTTTGGGGGTCAATGTGTGGTATGAGACGCACTGGCAATACGAGCAGAGGGCTGATGGTACCGCTACTGGCAAGAAGAAGCCCAAGTGGGAGAAACAGACGAGCAACTATCTACATACCATC